ACTCGACCCCGATTATTTTCGGGCGGCAGTAGAACGATTCAAGAACTACAAAAAACAAGGTACGCTGTCTTTTTAAGGTTGCCGATAACTCGTTTATAAAACAAATTTCAATAATTAAAATTATGAAAGGAGGAAACGGAATGACTGAACAAGAAAAAACAATTGCAATGATTTTTGATAAATCAGTTGAGGCGTTAGGGATAATGACGAAATCATTATGCGATGCTATTAAATCAACAAAAACAGATTTACAAACAGATAGGTTATACACCGCAGATGACATGGAAGCCTTTGCGGAGTGGTGTGCAGATTCCCTGTATGAATACATTGGGGGCAATAGATGGAAATCTTATGACTTGAATAGAATTGCAACCACCACCAAACTCCGTGAACTTTGGGAACAGGAAAGGAGGGAGAAATGAAAAACTTTGCCAAATGTTTCGGGGAAGGATGCAAGATAAAATACAACTGCAAACGGTATAACGAAGGAATCGGCGTAACTGATTATTTTGTGACACCGATGTATTCAAACAAAACCAGAAAGTGCATAAACTTTTATCCTGAAAGGAGGGCAAAATGACATACGACACGGGGAAAGCATATAATGACGGGTACAATGCCGGATACAAAAACGGATTTGCAGCGGCAATGGATCAAATCACAGACCCAATGAACGACGATTTGAGAAAAGTGGATCAAATTATCTGCCGTGAATGGGGGATCACTTACGATGAACTGCACAAAAGGACCAGGTTGCGCCACATCGTAGAACCCAGGCAACTGGCGATATATGTCAGGCGCAAAATATTCGACCTGATGTTCAGCCAATGCGGTAATGATTTCGGACTCGATCGCGCCACGGCGATTTATTCCGTTCGTCAAGCGGAAACACTGATCATAAACGATAAGTTATTCAAAGCACGGGCGCAACGGGTGCTGGCCACCGTCAATGAGATGAAAAAAATTTCACCACAGGGATAAATAATATTTGATTTTGATAAATATTTCTTATCTTTGAGGTGCTATAAATTTACGAGATGATTTCAGCAAACAACATTTTAAAAATAAAAGGCGGCAACCCGGTGAAAGTCCGGCGGCCTTCCATTGATCGTGGATTTATAGCGGTGACCGCCTTAATTTTCAAATTGGAGGGTATATAAAATGAAAGACCCTGCATTCCTTTTTTATTCAAAAGACTTTTATGAAGGGACACGTACCATGTTGCCTGAAGAAAGGGCGTGTTACATTGACCTGATGATTTACCAACATCAAAACGGCCCGATCCCAAATGATATTAGGCGCATGAAACAATATTGCTCCGGTATAGATGAAGCGACCCTTAAAGCCACCCTTGAAGCCAAGTTTAAAGCCACCCATGAAGGATGGATAAATGAACGTTTACAGATCGTAATTGATGAGCGAAATATATACTCATCAAAACAGAGCCAAAACGGTAAAATCGGGCAGTTTTACAAAAAGGCAAAAGAAGTATTAAATGCAAAAAAATATCTGGAAATCAGAAAATTATATGAAGATAAAACAAACGATGAATTATTAAAAGAGATTGAAAAATTTGATTTAACAAACAAAGCGAGCCTTAAAGCGAGCCTTGAAGGGTTGCTTAAGCATTTAGTAAATGAAAATGCAATTGTAATTAAAGATATTCTTATTGAATTGAAAATAGAAAATAGGTATGTTGAAATTTTGAATTTGTGGATTGATTACAAAAAGAAAAAAAGGCAATCATACAAAACATCGGATTCAACAAAACAGATGGTAAAACACCTGATCGAAATTTCAGATAACAATTTTGATAACGCTAAAAAAATCATTGAAACATCAATCGCTAATAATTGGGATGGATTGTTCCCATTGAAGCAACCCAAGAACGGCAAGTATAAAAACGAAATATTGCCGGGGGATGTTCGGTATGTTCCAAGTTGGGATGGTATTGACGAGGTAAAATATTAAATCATGGAAATTGCTGATTATTTCAAAAAGTACACAGAGGGCGGATTCTTCAAAACCGACCGGATAACATGGGATATTCCGAACGCCGATGAATTTTTCAGAAAAGCGGAAGAATCGTTAAAAATGGATCATTTGCCGGAATATGATCAGATCATTGATTGGATGAAGAAAAACGGCGGCCGTGGATTGAGTATAAGCGGAACAAACGGTCGTGGAAAAACGATGATCGCCAAAACGATCCTTCCGTTATTCTTCGATTATGCGATGGGAAAAATCGTACGGTGTTACCATGCAACGGAAATGAACGATAACGCGGAATTTATTATGACGCGCCGGATTGTTGTTTTAGATGACATCGGTACGGAAGATCAAAGCGTAAAATTTGGTGAACGCCGCTGGATCTTCCCGGAGATTGTTGACCATGCCGAGCAGAAAGAAAACATCCTGATCATTACGACAAATCTTCCGCCGGATCAGATCGAAAAGAAATACGGGATCAGAACACGCGACAGATTGCGGGCAATATGCACACCAGTATTATTCAAAGGTGAATCATTGAGAAAATAAATCATTACGATATGGCAGATAACAAAGAAAACACGGGAGCGATCTTCAAAAACAAAAACAAGACCGCCGAGAATCATCCAGATTACCGTGGGGTGTTGAACGCAAACGGTAAGGAGATGGACATTGCCCTTTGGCTAAGGGAGAGCAAGTCGGGAGTGAAATATTTTTCCGTCATGCTGACCGAACCGTATGAGAAGGATCATTCCAATTCAACCAAGCATGAACTTTTGACACCGCAAAAGGACGATTTACCATTCTGATCTTGCCGATATGAAATTCCAGGAGTCGCAGTTAGCACATAAATTGCTTGACGGGTTGAAGGGCATCGAAATAGGAGGTTCGGCGCATAACCATTTCAATTTGGACACGATCAACGTGGACCGCCCCGGATCGCGGGACAAGTGGGCAGAGGAGCAATTGCGCCTATGCGGTGCGGTTCTGCCCGTGGATGTGGAGGCTTACGGCGATGACCTCCCCTTTGATGACAATTCGGTGGATTTTGTGATTGCCTCCCATGTGTGGGAACATTTTGCCAATCCGGTGAAGGCGTTGTTTGAATGGGCGTCCGTGGCGCGCAAATACATCTTCCTGATCATCCCCCATGCAGATCGTACGGGGGAGACCGCCCCTACGGCCACCCCGACCACGCTGATCGAGGCTTACGATCAGAACATCCCCAACCTGGAGGATCGCCACCATTACGGGTACATCCCCCAGGTAATGCGGGATTTGCTGAATTTTTATGGATTCGATTTTATGATCCAGGACCCCGACGACAAGGTGGGGAATGGGTTCACGGTTGTCATTAGATTATAAATCACATGAGAGGGCATTTAAGGCACTTTCTCCGATGAGATGATAAAATATACCACCCGATGATTAAAACGCGAAAATATGGACTCTCATGCATCAATACGGGTAAATGTGGTTTAACTTTGATAAATGTGATTTGATTATGGATTTATTCCCAGAATTTGTACGTCAGCAGACCGGATGCACGGTCACGCCGGAACACCGGTTTCATCCCGAAAGAAAGTGGAGGATTGATTACGCAATCATTGAAAATAAGATCGCCATAGAGCAGGAGGGCGGCGCATTCACGCAGGGCCGTCATACACGGGGCGCGGGGTTCATCGCAGATATGGAGAAGTACAACGAACTGACGCGTCATGGATGGCGGCTGATACGCGTCACGCCGCAGAAGTTGATGAGCATGAACACGATTAACCTGATTAAAGATTTGATCAATGCCGTATAAGACCGGATCACGCGAAAGATTGTACGGGTGGAAGGTGAAGCCGAGAGACCCGCGACCATTCCAGAACCGGCAGACCGACCGGTGGGAGGGTTACCAGACGACACGGTGGAGACGTGAGAGCCTCGCCTATCGGCAGGCCCATCCCCTTTGTGCGGAGTGCAAGCGTCAGGGGCGCACTGTATCTGCCCAGGTTACTGACCACATCATCCCCGCGCTGGTATGCCGCGACCCGTGGGATAAATCGAATTGGCAACCGCTTTGTAAGTCGTGCAATGCGGCGAAAGGAAACGAGGATAGAAGGATGATAAATGAAAGGAGAATCAAATGATTATCAACATGATATGGGGAGGGGTATGGAAATCGTAAATGCAAATGATAAATCCATCGTGCCCCCACCTTCTTATTCCGCGTGCAATTTGAACGAATTAAAGGTATAAATATATTTTATTATGGTTGGCAGGAAGAAAACGCCAGATAAATTAAAGAAACTCAGAGGCACGGACCAGCCGTGTCGGATGACGGGGAAACCGCCACTGCCGGAAATTTTACGGATTGAGGACATTGATCTTTCGGCATTGAAAACGGAAAGGGCGAAGGCTATTTTTATCGAAAATGCCAACTACTTGATCAGGTTGGAATTGCTGAATGCGTCCAACATCCTGCCGTTGGCCATGTACGCCAACAACCTTGACATTTTGCAGGAGTGCATGGATGAGTTGGCAAAGTCCGGGAAATTCAAGGAAAAGTACGATGAAAACGGCAATGTGATTGGCTTCATTGAAAACCCATATTTGGATTTGTGGAAAAAGTTGCAACCGATCACGGTGAAGCAGGCGGCGGAGTTCGGATTTACGCCGGTTTCGGGGTTGCGTTTTGCAAAAAAACCGGATGAAAAGGATGAATTACAACAGATTTTAGACAACTTCAATTGAAAAAAGACCCGCAGATATGGGAAAATTTTGTTGAAACCTACATAAAAAACGTGGTTTCTGGAAAGAAAATTGCCGGTGAATTGGAGATTTTATCGGTTAAACGGCATCTTTCCGACCTTGAAAATAGCGCAAAAACGGGGTATTATTTCAACAAAAACGCGGCCTTGAAGGCGTTCGCCTTTTTTTCTTTGCTTCGTCACAGTAAGGGGGAGTTCGCGGGGCGTCCTTTTGAGTTGTCGGATTGGCAGATGTTCATCGTTTGGTGCCTCTTCGGGTGGATGCGACCGGATGGTTCGCGGCGGTTCCGTTACGCCTACGTGGAGGTTGCCCGAAAAAATGGCAAAACGACTTTTGCCGCCGCAATCGCCCTGTATATGCTGGTGTTGGATGGAGAGGACGGGGCGGAGGTGTACATGGCGGCCACCACCAGGGGTCAGGCGCGCATATGTTGGACGGAGGCGCGCAACATGGTCGGTAAATCTTCCGCGCTGACGAAAAAAATCCAGCGTTGGTCACACGCCCTGACAATGGAATCGACCCTTTCAAAAATGGAACCATTGAGCCGGGATAGCGACAAATTGGACGGATTAAATCCCCACTTTGCCGTCATCGATGAATTTCACGCGCACAAGACTGATGATCTGTACAACGTGCTTAAATCAGCCACGGGGGCGCGGCGGCAACCGATGTTATTCACCATCACCACGGCGGGTTTTGATAAGCTGGGTCCGTGCTTTTCGATGCGCAAAACGTATATCGACATACTGAAGGGTATAAAAGAGCAGGATAATACCTTCGTCATCATCTTCACTTTAGATGAGGTCGATGATTGGAAAGACCCGAAGAATTGGGGCAAGTCAAATCCAAATTTAGGGGTTAGTGTAAAGGCGGATTACCTCAATGAAGAATTTAATTCGGCGGTCAACCGTGGAGGATCGGAGGAAGTAAATTTCAAAACAAAGAATCTTAATGTTTGGGTCGATGCACCGACGGTTTGGATTAAGGATGAACTCGTCGTCAGTTGCAGGCACGGGGTAATGGATGAGGAATTGACGGGGCAGGTGTGCTATGCCGGGTTGGACCTGGCCAGCCACGTTGATATAACCGCTTTGGCGTTGTATTTCCCGGAATTGAAGGCGGTAAAGGTTCATTATTGGATTCCGGAGGCGAAGGTGGAGGAGGAATCGGATCGGGTGGATTACAAGCGATGGGTTGCGCAGGGGCGAATCTTCACCACGGAGGGGAATGTGATCGACATAGACACTCACGTTGATCAGATTTACGAGATCGTAAAGCGGTACAATTGTCGGAATATCGCCTTTGACCCCGCGAAGGCGTACCACGGCACGGTCCAGGGGTTGCAAAAGAAGGGGTTGAATCAGGTTTTGGATGAGTTTGATCAGGGGATCAGGTCGATGAGCGAACCAACAAGGGAGTTGGAGAGGATGGTCACGGGCGGAGAGATCGACCTTATGGGTGATCCTGTGTTGCGTTGGATGTTCCGCAATGCCGTTGCGGTGAAGGATGCCAACGACAACATAAAACTGCATAAAGACAAATCACAAAACAAGATTGACGGATTGATCGCCATTGTGAACGCGATTGGCGGGTATATGTCGGGGAAGAAACCGGAACCCTACAAGGATGGCGAAGTAAAATTCTTGAATTTTTAACCATTAAAGAATAGATTATGAAGATTTTAGCACTTACCCCTACGAGGGATGATACAACAAGTTTTTATAGGGCGGCTGGGATATTCCGCGACCTTCAGCGAAAATTGCCGGGGTTGCAGGTCGATCTCCACGATTTCGGGAAACTGCCGAACATAACATGGTCTTTGCTATGTCAGTACGACATCGTTTTTCTTCAAAGGCCGTGGAATCAGTTGGGCATGGCCAAATTTCTTAAGGAGATGGGCATTCCTGTTTGGATAGATTATGATGACAACCTTTTCACGATCCCCCAGGCCAATCAGCGCGCGTTCGACGCTTTTATGACGGACGAAGGCGTACAGAGGCAGATGGTCGAACTCGGGAAAATAGCAGATGTGGTGACGGTTTCCACAATCGCGCTAAAGAAGGTTTACGATCATTTGAATCAGGACGTGCGTGTGATACCTAACGCCCTGCCATTCGATCTTATAGGGAATCCGCAGGATGGACCGACAAAACAGGCGCTATTGTGGCGCGGAGGAGATTCCCACCGGATGGATTTACGGGTGCATGAGGCTGGCATTTTGCAAAACATGGATAAATATCAGGAATGGGAATTTGTTTTTGCAGGGTATAACCCGTGGCAGTTTGTGGCAAAAAATAAAAAGTACGTCAAACCACAGGACCCGATCTTGTATTTTTCATGGCTGAAAAATTTTGGACCGAGGGCGATGCAGGTCCCGCTCGTAAATAATCTTTTCAATCATTGCAAGTCAAATATCGCCGCGCTTGAAGGTACATTTGCGGGGGCGGTATGCTTGGTTCCAGATTGGGATGAGTGGCAGATCCCCGGGACGATCAGATATACGAGTTGCGAGGATTACGGGGAGAAGTTGGATCAGTTGCTCAAAGGGGGGTTCAGTTACAACAAGTACCGGGGACAGGCTTTGGATTATATCCGGGAAAATTACGATTTGGCGAAGGTAAACACGCACCGCGCCAATTTGGTAGAGGAACTGATGGAGAGGCGGGTATGATTTCGCCGCGTCATATCCGGATGATGACCAAACAGGGGTTCATAAGTTTGTTTTGGGAGGAGTTGGCGAAGTCGCGGAAGGTTGATGAAACCACCACCCACGAGCAGATTTATGAATCCCTGGAGGGGGAATATTACGCTGAATTTAATCAGCGGAGGTACGCTAATTTTGAAAGTTTCAGAAGCAATCGGGATAGGTGAATAGTCCCGACTTATTAACACGACTATAAAAAACGTGTTAATCACACATATAAATACCCGAATAGGTGAATTACATTTACCGGTGATAAGTGTAATTCATCGGGTTTGAAATTACAGGATTGGTTTTTCGGGAAAATGGTGGACCTCGCAAAAAGGCGGGGTTATGTCGTTGCCCCCTATTCGTCCGCCATCCCCACCCTTTCGGGAATCCGTGCCGCCGGGCAGACGGTAAACCACGATTCCGCCCTCACCTTCACCGGGGCATACGCGGCAATCAGCATCAAAGCGGAAAACCTCGCATCTCTTCCGAAGCACGTTTACAGGCGCACGGAAAAAGGGAAACAAATGCTTTCAAAACATCCCGTTTACAAACTCATACATCACCGCCCCAACTCGTATCAAACGGATTTTGTCTTTTGGGAATACCTGGAGGCCAGCGTGGCCGGTTGGGGAAATGGTTATGCGGTGATTGAACGCGGTCGCGACGGGTACCCGAAGGAGTTGCACCCCATAAATCCGGCCGAGATGGTGGTCAGGCGGGAGGGAAAAAATGTTTTCTACACGGTTGGTTCCGGTACTTTCTCCGGGAACTACCTCGCTGACGACATCATCCACGTCAAACTATTCACGAAAGACGGGATCATGGGCATCGACCCCATCACCTACCATGCGCAGGCCATCGGGATCGGACTTGCCGGTCAGCAGTTCGCATCCGAATATTTCACGAAGAAGGGGGCGTTGCGCGGGGTGATTGAAACTGACGGTGAACTTGGGAACGACCAATATAGGAAAGTGGCGGAAAGGATCATCCAATCCGGCGACCACGGAACGCCGATCCTTGAGTACGGGTTAAAATACAAAACAATAGGAATTTCTCCCGATGCGGCGCAGGCCATACAAACCCGACTCTTCAGCATACAGGACGCGTCACGGATTTGGAAAGTCCCGGTTTCCCTTTTAGCGGAACACACCCATTCGACATTCACCAATACGGAGCAGCAGGACATTCAATTCGTGAAATACGGGTTACGCCCCGAATGCAAGCGATTTGAAACCGAGTTGGAAACAAAACTTTTCTCCGAGGGTGAATCCGAAACCATAGACATCAAGTTTGATCTATCCGGTCTGCTTCGTGGCGATTCCGCATCGCAGGCAAATTGGTTCCGCACGGCAATAAATGGCGGTTATATGTCCCGCAATGAAGTCAGGGAGCAGTTGAACCTTGACCGTGTGGACGGCCTCGACGATTTCCTGGTGCCGTCGAACATGACCCTATCCGACCTTTTGGAACAATTCAACACGCAGAAAAATGGAAAATAAGGCATACATCACCGGCGAAATACGGGCGTTTGACCGCGCGAAGGCGGAGGAAACCCGGACAATCGAATTTGTGATCTCCGATGAAACACGCGACCGCCACGGCACGGTAATCCCCGTCAAATCGTGGAATCTTGACAGTTACAACAAAAACGGGATTGTCGGGTATCAGCACGAAGTCTATGGAGGCTGGGGTGACCCAAATCCCGACATGATACTTGGACGCGGGGAGGCTTTTGTCGAAGAGGGCAAGTTGATCGGGCGCGTCACCTTTGAACCTGCCGAGATCAATCCGCTTGCCGAAAAGATATTTCAGAAAGTCCTGCACGGCACTTTGAAGGCTACCAGCGTCGGGTTCCGCGAGGTGGTGCGGGGCAAGTGGGGCGAAGGCGAAGAGTCGGTGAACGGAAAGACCCCGACCTATTATTTCGGGTCTGTGGAACTGCTGGAGTTTTCAATCGTGAACATCCCATCGAATCCGAATGCCCTCCGCCGCAAAGTGGAGGCTGATGCCGAAGAAAACAAAATGCTTTTCCGCATAGCGGAACTGTCCGAAGAAGTCGGGCGGTTGGGGGCGCAGATCATGGCCCAGGCGCGTGAAATTGAATTTTTGAAGAAGGTAAACGAATACTACCGAGTAAATAAGCCTTTGAAGGCTAAGTAAATAACAATTAATAAAGTTCAGAGAAGATGAAAAAGTCCGATGTTTTAAAACAGGAAAGGGCGGCCATCGAAGCGAAGATCGAAAACTTAGTTTCAAAGGCTGACCGGAGTGAAGGCGATGACGCCGAATTTGACACCCTCCGCACGGAATTGGAGGAGATGAACCGCAAGATTGAGCGCGAAGAGGCCGCCGAGAAGTTCATGGCCGAGCGTGCCACACACGCCCCCGTTGTGCATGAAAGGAAAACCACCCCGAAGGATTACAGTTTCCGCAAGGCCATTTATGAAATGTCCTATGCCGGTGGTCTGACGGGATTGGAGAAGGAGATGCACGAAGAGGCCAAGCGCAAAAATCCGGAGGTTCAGGGGATTGGTGTCCCGGAATTTGTGATCAACTCCCGCGCAGACCTCGCCGCCGCAAGTTCCGCCGTGGTGGCCACAGACACGAGGGATTTCATTGACGCCCTGCGCGCCAAATTGGTGATTGTGCAGGCCGGTGCAAGGCTTATGACCGGATTGACCGGAAACCTTTCGATTCCGCGACTTACGGGAGGTGCCGCCGCGTGGGAAGCCGAAAACGGCGATGCTGATGATTTCGGCGCCTCCTTCGATGCCGTCACAATGTCGCCAAAGAGGCTGGCCGCCTATCAGGCCATGAGCAAACAGTTGCTTATCCAATCGACCTACGATGTGGAGCAGATCATCAGGGGTGACATGGTTCGTGCCATCGCCCTGGCCGTTGATGACGCCGCCATCGAAGGGGGGGCAGCCAATACCCCCACAGGGATTCTTAACACTTCCGGAATCGGGTCAGTTGAATGCGGAACCACAGGGGCCGCCGTGACGTGGCAGAACATTATTGATTTGGAGAAGGAGGTTGCCGTGGACAACGCCGACATGGGCGCGCTGGCTTTCCTGACGAACCCGAAGGTTCGCGCAAAACTCAAAGCCACCAGCGTCGGAACCGACCAGCGGATGGTTTGGGCCGAGAATGGGAATACCCTGATGGGTTACCCCGCCTATGTGACCACCCAGGTTCCGAGCGACCTGACCAAGACCACCACAGGACTTTCCGCCGTGATCTTCGGTAATTTCAATGACCTGCTGGTGGGGCAATGGGGAGGACTTGACATCGTTGTCGACCCGTTCACCGCCGCCGGTAAGGCCCAGGTAAAGGTCTGGATCAATTCCTGGTGGGATGTGGCCGTGCGTCATGCGCAGAGTTTTGCCGCCATCAAAGACGCCTTGACCACCTGATCCCTTTAGCATCATCATAACGGGGGCGGGGTTCGCCCTGCCCCCATATATAACCAACGATGAGAATTAAAATTTTACATCCCATTCCCGGCTACGCCTATTTCGGAGGTGAGGTAGCCACGGTCACGGACGCCCAGGGCGGAGAACTTGTTGCCCACGGTCACGCGGTTATGATCCCCGACACAGAGCAGGAGATCAGCCCTGTCACCCCAATAAAGGCATATGTGCGGGAGCAGGAAACAATCAAAACTACGGTTCAGCGTAAACGCAAATGACGACCAGCAAAACGATAACTGCCGCAACGGGACTCCCCCTCACCATAGAGGAGGTGAAAGAGGATTTGGGATTGTACCACGAAGAAAAGGACTACACGATTCAGACCTTTTTGGAAGCGGCGGTATCATTTGCCGAGAAGTTCACGGGTCAGGTTTTCCGTTGCCCGGGCGAAGTTCTGGAGCAATGGGTTTCTGATTTTGCGCCGACGGAATTGGATTACTCCCCCGTGACGGGTGTGGTGTCCGTAAAGTACCTTGATTCTTCAGGGAGCGAGGTCACCCTGCCGTCGGGGAATTACACGGTGCTGAATGCAGGTAATCCAGCGAGAGTTGAGTACGACGGGATGATCAGCGCGCCGGTTACGGCCACGCGCGGGGATGCGGTGAGGATTCGCTATGTGGCTGGTTATCCCACACCCGCGGGTATCCCCCCTGATGTGCGCACGGCGATCCTTTTGACGGTTCGCCACCTTTACGAGTCCGGGGGTAATCCGGTTAAGCAGATGCCGACGGCGGCGGAGTGGTTGCTTCGGAATCATCGTGTTCATTGAATTGCAGAGTAGGTTTTTTCATAGGGTTAAGTGATTGATTGGTTCCCCCGCCTTGCACCATTGCGGGCGGGGGTTTTTGTAAGAACGGCAGATGGAGAAAAAGAAGGCTTTCACAGAGTTCGTCACCTATTACAAACCGACGCGAACAAAGGACACGTACGGGCAGGTGACGGAGGCGTTTTCTGAATATCAGAAGGCGTTTATGTCCGTGGAACGCTATCAGGGGAATGAGGATCAGAGGGGTGAGCAGATTTTCTGGTCTCAATTCTGGCAGTTCACCGGTCATTACATCCCCGAAATCGACACGACCTATCGGATTCTCTATGATGGGAATTATTACGCGATCCTTGATTTGGAATATTACGGTAACCGCAAGTTCATGCGGATAAAAGCCGATAAAATAATCGAATAATGGCAATAGAAAGCGGCATACGGATAAACGTGAAATCTGAAGGTGTTCAGGAATTAATTGAAACCCTGGAAAGGTTGCCGCCAAAGGTAGCGATGAGGCCATTAAAACAGACATTGAAACGAGCCGCGAAACCATTGGAGCAGGAAGCCAAGAACACGCTCCCCGTAAAATTGAGCGACCTTAAACAAGCGATCACCACGAAAGTAATGCGATCAATCCCAGCAGTGAAAACGGGTGTTTACACAAAACGGGTGGTTGTCATGTTACCTCATAAAGGCAAGGAAATTGAATGGGATGCCTATTATCTTTTGTATTGGCATAATTACGGAACCCTTTACCGGCGTGACCCTAACCACTATTTTCAAAAACCGGTGAACATCCGAAAGGAACATTTGAGCGGTGGGATCAATCCGAAAAAATTCATTCAGAAAGCCTACGATAACAGATTTGCCGAGGTTATTGCATACGCGGAGGCGCATTTATTGGCGGATGCTGAAAAATTCCTTGACCGTAATTCAAACCGATTTTTACAAAAGCAAGTTGTATGATCCTTGAACCATTACATACAAAAATCAACGCAGTGATAAACGCCTATCCGCAGATCGGCGACATTGACGCGGAGGTTCCTTTCGCCGTCTATTCGGCCGACCAAACGGTATTGAGGTCAAAGGCCGGTGTTGAGGGATACGAATATACGATCAGGATTTCCGTTGTCAGCGATCAGTTGAATGAGTGTATGACGAAATCGGGATTGATCAAAACGGCGGTTGAATCCTTGCAGGGGGCCACGGGAAACACAACGGTCTTTGATTTCGTGATGAAGGATAACGAAACACAGAGGTATGATGTATCGACAAACAGATATGTCAATGACATAACATACAGGGCAATAACGCAAAATGAATAAAAATGGCATTAAGTAAGGTAAAAGGTTATGTAATTGCGCTGACGGTGAATGATAAAACCATTGTTGGCACGACAAGCGACACCTTCTCAGGTGGGGGGGTGTTGAAGGAATCGATCCAGAAAAGCAACGCGGGACAAACGCAGTACACCAATGCAGGTTTTGAGGGTTCTCTCTCCGTGTCTGCTTTTGTGCATAACGGTGCGGCCGCGACCGGAGAAATGAACATCGAGAATCTGATGGATTACGCGGGTAAGAATACGACCGGGACATTTGAGTTAGCATTCGGCACGGAACCGGGCGACCCCCTTGTCACGGGAACCTGCACATTTATGAGTTGCACGGTCAATTCAGATTCGGAGAATTATTCGGATTGTACGGTCGATCTTCAGGTGACGAGTACACCGAACATTGGCACGGTTTAACCATTAAAAATCAATAAGAATGGCATTACAGAAAGAATTGGGATATGAGGTTTTGGTGACGTTCGACGGGAAAAAGATCGCCGGGACCACTCAGGATAGTTTCACCATCGCCGGTAAGAATGAGGAAACGATAATGAAATCCAATAACGGGGTGAAACAGATCGACAACATTGGCGTGGATGCGAGTTTTTCGATCAACGCCTTTGTGATGAAAGGCACTGCGTCGGGGTGGATGAATGTTTCGGACGTGATGAGTGCCTGCATTATCAACACTGGAATGAATTTCGTGCTGACGTTCGGAGGAACGGGAACCAACGACGCAAAGGTGACGGGGGTTGCAAAGTTCGTCAGTTTCACCATCAACTCGGATTCAGAGAATTACGCAGACATGACCGTGGAATTACAGGTACAGGGGACCCCTGTTGTTACTCACTCCTAAAATTGATTGAACCATGATAGCCGATTATGTTGAAATAGACGGTAAGGATTACCGGATTGAGTGGAACTGGAACACGATTACCAATTTTTTGCAAACAACCGGAAAGGAACTGGCCGACATTGACCGTATCGCCGGGATGAAACCTGAAGATATTACAAGGTTTGTACATTGCGCTCTTGTTGAAGGTTGCCGGATTGACGGCGGTGAGTTTCCGTTTACGGTAGAACAGTTCGGCGGGTTGATGGAGGTTGCTGATATTCCGGTAGTGTTTGAGATTTATCAGGGGCAAATTGCCAACAAGACGAGCCGTATGAAGGCAAAAAAAAAGGAGGCGGGAACGGTGAGGTCGTAAGCCCTACGATTGACGATATGTTAGGGATGGGGATCGCCCACCTTCACCTTACCCCGGCGGAGTTCTTTAAAATGCGGATAGGCCACTTTTACGCGGCCTTAGATGCTTGGGCGGAACACGAAAAGAACAAGCAGAGGTTCACGGCGGAGTTGATGAGGATGCAGACGGCTGATTTGCTGAACATACAACTGAAGAAAAAAGACCGGATAAAGGCGGCGGAGTTGTGGCGGTTCCCGTGGGATGATGAAGGTGGCGAAAGGCAGAGGCCGCAGACGGATGAAGAGATCAGGAGGCACAACGAAGAGATATTAAAAAGGTTCTCGCGAAATGGCGGATAAGGAAAGAAAACTAAAATGGCTCCTTTGGGCGGATGCGGTTAAGTTCAAACAGGGACTTAATCAGGCAAAGGGTGAATTAGGAGGATTTCAGAAAACATCAAAGTCAATGTTTTCCGACATCCAAAAAGCCGCCATCGCCGCGTTTTCCGTGACCGCTGTTTTTCAATATGCGAAGGTTGCAGTTCAGGCCGCCAACCAGCAACAACAGGCCGAAACGAAGCTACTGAATGCCCTAAAGGGAAGGGCAGACGCGACGCGTGAAATTGGCAAACTTGCAAGCGAGTTGCAGGGAAAAACTCTTTTCGGAGATGAGGCCACAATAGAGGCGGCGGCACAGTTAGCCGTTTTTATAAAAAATGAGGAGCAGATAAAGAGGCTGCTCCCCGCCTTGCAGGATATGGCCACGGTGCTGAAAATGGATTTGGCGCAGGCCGCCTCATTAGTAGGGAAGTCTATTGGGTCATCGACAAACGCACTCGCCCGTTATGGAATTTCGATAGAGGGGGCGGCTGGTTCCGCCGAGCGTGCAGAATCAGCCATTGACACATTAACGAAAAAATTCTTCGGACAATCGGAGGCCGCCGCAAAAACGGGGAGTGGCGCGGTGACGCAGTTGAAAAATGCCATCGATGATTTAAACGAGCAGGTTGGGGCCTTTGTGATTACGTGGCAAAATTTTTTAGCCACCAGCAAGGCGGTGAAGGGGTTGTTGTCGGAAACACAAAAGATGCTCACGATCATGTCGGCGTGGGGAGAATTTTCTTTTTGGGAACGGTACTTTTCCCCCTTTGAGAGTCAAACGAAAACGTATGAGCGGGCGTTAAAGATCATCGAGGAGCGCACCAAAGACGTTCAGAAAGGGTTCTATGACATGGCAAAAGATTCCATAAAACCGGATGATCCGCTTATGGTTTCCATGCAGACCCTTTTAAATTCCGTCAGGGAGTTATCAAAAGAGGCGGGAGATAAGGTCGAGCAGTTGTCTGCCACTCCCCCGAAGGTATTGACGGAATATGAAAAATTAGCGGAGCAACTTTCAGAACTGCAAAAAGCACAATCCGATTACGCCGCAAAGAACAAAGATATTTCAGATATAACCGCCAGGGTCGCCGGTGTACAGTTGCAGATCGACAAAATTGACGAACTGATCAAGAAACAGACCGAGGCCGCGATGTTTAAAGGAAAATATGGCGGGACGTACACTCCGTCCACATCAATCGCAGGACTGGGGGCATCCTCGGTATCGGGAGAATCAAGCTTGGACACGAAAACCCTCGGGGATATGTCCGCCCTTATAGCAAGAAATACCGAAAAGGTTGAGGGGTATTACGCAGAAATTCAGAATCTCGGAATCAGGGCGGCCAACGCAATACAGGGGACATTTGAAAATATGGTGTATGGTGTTTCCGATGCCTTCGCGTCTTTGGCATCAGGGACAGGTACGATGGCTGATGTGGTAAAAGCTTTGATGATGCCCGTTGCAGATTTGGCTATTTCATTGGGAGTTATCCTGCTGGGTGTTGGTAAGGGCATCGAAGCGTTAAAGGTGTCATTGACCACGATTACAGGCCCCGTTGCGATGGTTGCAGGTGCCGCCCTGATCGCCCTGGGAATGGCGGCGAAGGCTGGGGTTGCATCCCTCGGAAGCGGAGGGGGCGGTAGTTATTCCGCATCATCGGGGACATACGACACCCGTAAATTTTCACCAGGTCAACAGACATACGGTCTGAAGGCCAACGCCATGAAGATCGAAGTTGTAGGACAGACGCAGATCAAAAACAAAGACATTTATATCGCATTTAAAAACGCGGAGAGTTCCCGCAAACAAAATACCTGATGGCATACGGTCTCAAATATCGCCTTCACGCCGAAACGGTGAAATATAAGGATGATATAAAAATCTACATCCTTGAAAAGGATTATACCGGTTCGTCAGAAAACAAATTTTTGGGGGGAGGAGGCGTCACCCTGACGAAAGATAACGCTGGTGTGATCTGCGGAACCT